TCAACTTCTTCCCGGACAGGCTCTAAAAGTCCGACGTAGGCTGTGAAAATCACGCAGTGGCTCGTACAGACCGCAGCGCCGACGGTAGTCGGTGAAATGGGTGCTGTAGGTATCGCCGAACTTTTCAAGCTCCCCGGTGGGCTTCAGTTCCGGGAAGATCCGAGCGTCTCGGACACGGCCCCTTTTGAACAGATCGAGTGCGCCAATTTCTACCAGGAACGGGTGGACAGGGATGTTTCTGACACTGTTCTGGTTCTTCGTCCGCCGGTCACCTTCGTCATGGATTTTTATGAACGGCGTTCCATGCGCGTCGAACCCCAGGTCCGAATGGTGAAGCTGAGCCAACTCCTCTAGGCGCCCGCCAGTCCACAGAGCCAGCACCGGTAGCCACCAGTACGCATCCCGGTATACATGCGGTCCAGGTTGATTTCGCTTCGAGAAGGCTTCCCGGCGGCTTCGTGTCCCTGACCAGACAGGCGAACGGAACAGGGCGTTCAACTGGTCGATCTGCCAGCTCTTCCGCTTACGCGCTGAGGGCACCCATTCCGACAGGTCGATGCCGTCGAACATCCCATTGATGTCAGCCTCATGGGCGAATTTGTAGTGTTTGATGGCGCACCGGAACATCGCTTTGACGTGCATTATGTGCTTGCCGATGGTGGTCTCCCCCATCGTTGGCTTGCCACGCGACTCCCGGAGTAGCTGATCAATGCTCTTCTTCTGGTCCGACGGCGACTTACCTAGGCTGGCCTTGAAGCGTTCAAGCGTTCTGACCCACGCCACAATGTCGGCGCGCCCGTAGGCGTTCAGCGCCTTGTTGCCGGTAACACGGGCGAACAGCCGGATGTAATTTTTCACATGACGGTCACTATCGTCCTGAAGTCGTTTTTCTTCGCTGTACGTCTCGTCGAGGAAGGCAATGACCTTGGGTGCGGGCGTTGACCTCATCGTTACGCCAAGGGTGCCGAGGAGGTCGCTCAGCTTGTCGATGGTTTCGGTCGCCTGTGCGATGCCACCGGCTTTCTCAACTTTGTCGCGCTCGTCGATCAGCGCTGTGATGACCTCCGCGTCGCGCAGGCCCTCTCGCTCGGCGTAGGCGACGTAGTCCCCGTGGCGTTCCAGCAGTCCGACTGTCTGGTTGTTAAGTGCCGTGTACTCGGCGGTGACCAGTTCCAGAGCGGCCGTTGTGTCCTGGAGTTGTCGTGTGGCCGCGTCCAGCGCCCGCGCCAGCGACGCAATCAGCGCATCCTTGTCCTGCCCCCCGTCCATGGTCCCCTTCCGCAACTGCTCAAACCACGTCTGTGCGGCGACGTAGCACCGTGCGGCCGTGGTCCGGGCAACCCGGTGGTCCGCAGTGCCGAGTGACCGCTTGACCTCGGCTCGGCCAAGGCGGTTTACCAAGTCGCGCGGGACGCGGCAACGGAATGAGTAAGCGGCGGTGCGCCGTACGAGGAACGCCATGGGTGCCCAACCAGCTGGTACACAGGGGTGGTACACAGCGCGGCGCCGGGTGCCTCGAAAACGGCAGATTTCCTTGCCTGGAAAATTGGCTGGGGCGCCAGGATTCTAATCCAGCCCCATCCAACCCCTTGAGCACTGTAATTATTGCGTTTTTCGGCGCTGACTGTTACACATAGCAGCCTCAGACGACTGATACGCGCGAGAAAACAATGTGCCTTGCAACCAACCTCGTTCGGCGCAATGCGACCTACTACATCCGGGCGCGGGTGCCGAAAGACCTGACAGGGCACATGGGCAAGGAAGAGGTGTGGAAGTCCCTTCGGACGAAGGACCCGCAGGAGGCGAAGCGACTTCTCCCGGCCGCGATGACGGAGCTTCACGCGCTGTTCGACGGTGAGCGCGCCAAGCGCGATCACGGTCCCGGTAACGGCGAACAGCGCCACGCCACGCCGCAGCGGTTCACCACCGAGCAGCTTCAGGGCTTCGCGCTCGACTACTACCGGGCCGAATTGGCGACGGACGAAGGGGAGCGGCTTCACGGCACCGATCCGACCTTCGCCGCGCTCCGTCAGCGCTCCGCGGAGTTGCAGCGTCGCGACCTCGGCATGAGCGGCAACTTCGTTCACGTCCACCATGCGGCCGACGCGATCTTCGAGCGCTTGGGGTGGACCGTGCGTCCGCCGGCCGACGAAGACCCTCACGCACCCCAGGGCGATCCTGCCCGGCCGGTCCTGCGGCGGGATGATCCTGCTTACCGGGAACTCTGCATGTGGCTCATGCGTGCGAAGGCGGAAACCAACAAGCGCTTCGCCGAGCGCGACCAGGGCGACTACGGCGGCACGCCGGCCGACCCGGTGCTCAAGCCGTCCCCCGCACCAGCGCCGGCCCCGTCAAGAGCCGAACCGGAACCCGCGGTGGTTGTCGCTCTCGAAGGCGAGACGCTGGCCGAACTGCATGGGCGCTACCTCGCCGAGCGGCAGGACATCACGCCTGAATGGGCAGGGACGAACCGGGCGATCATCCGGCTGTTCATCGAACACGTCGGCGCCCGTAAGCCCGTCACGACGATCAACAAGCGTGACGTGCGCGAGTGGAAGTCTGAACTTCTCCATTTCCCTTCGCGTGGCACGCTACGCGGGGATAGAGGCACGTTCAAGGAGATCGTTGCGCGGAACAAACGGGAGAAGTTGCCGGCCGTCAGCGCGCGCACGATCAACAAGTATCTCTCTGCGCTCCGTCAGTTCGGGAAGTGGCTGGAGGATCACGACTACATCGAAGCGAACTTCGTCCCGGACGATATGTCGCTTCCAGAAGGCGACGACCAAGACAAGCGCGATCCATTCACCGTCGCGCAGCTTGCCAAGCTGTTCAAGTCGCCCGCTTTCACCGGCTGCAAATCGAAGGACAGCGCTGAACAACACCTTCCGGGCAACGTGCGCCTGGACGATAGCCGCTATTGGGTGCCGCTTCTGGCGCTCTGGACCGGCGCGCGCCTCGGCGAACTGCTTCAGCTTCAGGTGTCCGACGTGCAGACGTTGAGCGGTGTCGTGTGCATCAACATCAACACCATCGGCGGGAAGCGCGTGAAGCGGAAGGCGAGTAAGCGCATCGTGCCCGTGCATTCGCACCTGAAGCGCTTGGGCTTCCTCGACTTCGTTGAGAGGCGGAAAGGGCAGGGTGCCGACCGGTTGTTTCCGGAGATCGAGCCCGATGCGCTCGGCCGCATTTCGAGCAACTACAGCAAGGCGTTTGCAAAGTATATGAAGCGCATCGGCGTGAAGACTGACGAGCGGTTGACCTTCCATTCGTTCCGGCATTCGTTCGCTGACCAAATGCGCGTTGCCGGCTATCCAGACGCCACCATTGCCGCCATCATCGGGCAGTCAAACGCTACAGTCACGGCGAGCTATGGCGGACTGTCGGAGTTCGGCCCGAAGGAACGTGCCGTCATGGTTGAGTCTGTGAAATACGACGGTCTCGACCTCTCTCACCTTCATCCATAGCCAAGCAACAATCTTGCGCACGGACGCCCTGACCGTTATGATATAACATAACGTTCGCAAGGGAGTCTGTCATGGTTGAGTTTGGTGAGTTCTGGCCCGAGCCGGGCACGCTGCCGTTCGTCAACGCGCTGCACGACGCGCACGCCCGCATCATCCTTGACCTCGACCATGACGACCCCGTGCCCATGCCGGGCGCGATCCTGCCCATGGTCAACGGGTCCTTCCCAGGCGCGGGAAACACGGGTGGCGGCAGCGCGGGAGTTTTCCAGCGGTAGACCCCCCTCCCTTGATCCACAATGGGTAGCGCTGTGGCTGCTGATCCTGAAGCTCTCTGGTCCATCAACGCCCTGGCCGCCGCGCTCGGCATGGACCGGCGCACCATCACCAAGCGTTTGAAGGAGACCGAGCCGGCCGACAAAGAAGGCAGGCACCCGGTTTACCGGCTCGGCGATGCGGTGCGCGCCATCTTCGAACTTGCCGACGCCGCCCAGGATGACCGCAACCGCTCCCGGCTTCTCGCTGCCCAGGCCGAACAGGCTGAACTCAACCTTGAGCGCACCCGCGGCGAACTGCTGTCCCGCGCCGACGTGGAGCGTGCCGCCTTCGAGACGAGCCGCACCGAGCGCGCGACGTGGCAGGGATGGCCGGTGCGCGTCGGCCCCGTGCTGGCCGCGGAACTCGGCATTGACCACGCCCGGCTCACCGCGGCCCTGGAACGCGAGGTGCAGCGCCAGCTTGAAGACCGCGCCGCACCGGAAATGATTTCCGATGCTGCCTGACGCCGCCACGATCTACGCCGATGCCTACCGCCGGGGCTTGCGTCCCGAACCGCGCCTGACCGTCTCGGAATGGGCCGACCGCCACCGGATGTTGTCGGGCAAGGCATCGGCCGAACCCGGCCCGTGGCGCACCGACCGCACCCCCTACCTGCGCGTCATCCAAGACGCTCTGTCGCCGCACAGCCCCTATGAGCGCGTCGTCTTCATGAAGGGCGCGCAGATCGGCGGGACTGAGGCCGGCAACAACTGGCTCGGCTACATCATCCACAACACCCCGGCCCCGACGCTCGCCGTGTCGCCGACGGTGGAGATGGCGAAGCGCGGCAGCAAACAGCGCCTCGACCCGCTGATTGAGGAAAGCCCGGTCCTTCGTAATCTTGTCGCGCCGGCCCGAGCGCGGGACAGCGGCAACACCGTCATGAGCAAGGAGTTTCCCGGCGGGGTGCTGGTGCTGACCGGCGCGAACTCCGCTGTCGGGCTGCGCTCCATGCCGGCCCGCTTCCTGTTTCTGGACGAGGTGGACGCCTACCCCGGCGACGCCGACGGCGAAGGCGATCCCGTCGCCCTGGCGATGGCCCGCACCAGCACGTTCGGCCCCCGCCGCAAGGTCTTCCTAGTTTCCACCCCGACCGTGGCCGGGGTGTCCCGGATCGAAGCCGCCTACGCCGAATCCGACCAACGCCGGTTCTTCCTGCCGTGCCCACATTGCGGCGACGCGGCCCCGCTGTCCTGGCAGCGCATCCGCTGGCCGGAAGGGCGACCCCGCGAAGCCTTCTGCGTCTGTGAGGCGTGCGGCGGGGTGATCGATGAGCACCACAAGGGCGCAATGCTGGCCGCCGGTGAATGGCGCGCAACCGCGCCGGGCGACGGGCGCACCGCCGGCTTCCATCTGTCGGCCCTCTACTCCCCGCCGGGTTGGTTCTCGTGGGGCGACGCCGCCGAACAGTTCACCCAGGCGAAGGGCAACCCGTCGCGCCTGAAGACCTTCGTCAACGTGGTGCTCGGCGACGTGTGGACCGAACGCGGCGACGCCCCCGAGTGGAAGCGCCTTGCCGCCCGGCGCGAGACCTACCAGCGCGGTCACGTTCCGAAGGGCGCGCTTGCGCTCACCGCCGGGGTGGACGTGCAGGATGACCGGCTCGAAGTTGAGATCGTCGGGTGGGGCCGTGACCGGGTGTCGTGGTCGGTGGATCACGTCGTCATTCACGGCAACCCAGGCCAAGCCGACGTGTGGCGTGACCTGACCAGCCTGTTGAACAGCGACTTCCCCGGCCCCTTTGGCGGGACGCATCGCATCCTGAAACTGGCAATCGACATCGGCGGACACCACACCGACGCGGTTTACCGTTGGGCCGCGACAGACCCGGCGCGGATCATGGCCGTGAAGGGCATGGCGACCGCGACCGTTGCCCTTGGCCCGGCAAGCCGGGTGGAGGTGAACCGCGCCGGCCGGAAGGTCAAGCGCGGCGCGATGCTGTGGCCCGTCGGCGTTTCGACCCTCAAGGCCGACCTTTATGCCCGGTTGAAGCTGGACCCGCCCGACGAGGACCAGCCCGAACCGCCCGGCTTCTGCCACTTCCCCGGCTACGCCGACGAGTGGTTCAAGCAACTGTGCGCCGAACAGCTTGTGAAGCGCACGACGCGCATCGGGCACACGCGCTTGGAATGGGAAAAGACCCGCGACCGCAACGAAGCCCTGGATTGCCGTGTCTACGCAATGGCCGCGATGTTGGCCGCCGGAATCGACCGTTGGACCGATGCGGACTTCCGCACCGCGGAGACCGCCGCCGGCTATCGCGATGCAAGATCGCACCTCGACGGTGCCATGGTTCCGCCGATACCGGTGCCCGCAAGACGCGCGCCGGTCCGGTCCCAATGGATGAACGGCTAGCGTTGTAAATTCTTTACACGACGCTTGCGAAATAAAGTTACAAGATTTACAATTGAGCCATGTTCGGCTCAATTTCGTCCCGCATTGCTGAAGCCTTTGGCCGCAACCGCTCGGCGGTTCGCGACGGGAAGCGCTCGTTCGATGCCGCCGCGGGTGGCCGCCGCTGGGACAAGGCCCAGACCGTCGGAAACCTCAACTCCGCGGTCTTGGCCGCCTCTACGGTCTCCGCCCGCCGCGCGGCCTACTACGCGCGGAACAACGGGTGGGTGGATTCGGCCGTTTCGTCGCTTGTCGGCAACGCCGTCGGCACCGGAATCAAGCCCCGCTCGCAGCACCCCGACCCGGCTGTTCGTGAAGCCCTTCACGCTCTCTGGGATCGCTGGGTTGACCTCGCCGACGCGGGCGGTTTGGGTGACTTCTACGGTCTTCAGGCCCTCGCCGTCCGTGCGATGATCGAAGGTGGCGAGGCGTTCGCCCGGTTGTGCACCCGGCTCCCGTCCGACGGTCTTCCGGTGCCGTTCCAGGTGGAGCTGATTGACCGGGAACAGGTGCCGCTCGACCGCTTCGGCGACCTCGGCAGCAACCGCGTCCGCGCCGGCATCGAATTCGACACCATCGGCCGGCGCATCGCCTTCCACGTCCTGCCCGCACGCCTCGACGATCCCTTCGCGCCGCTTGTCGGAAATGCCTACACCCCGACGCGCGTCCCGGCCGAAGACATGATCCACATGTTCCGGCCGATTGCCGCCGGGCAGCTTCGCGGGATCACGTGGCTTGCTCCGGTGCTTCTGCGCCTGCATGAGCTTGACCAATTCGAAGACGCGGCGCTGGTCCGTGCCAAGGTGAACGCCCTGTTCTGCGGCTTCATCCGCGACCCCGACGGCAGCGTTGCCGGGCAGAACGACGGTTCCGCCAACAACGGCATCCTCGACATGGGCATGGAGCCGGGCACGCTGCTGCCGCTCCCGCCCGGCGCCGACATCGCCTTCAGCGACCCCAAGGGCGATGCCTCTTACGATCCCTTCGTGAAGAACCATCTTCGCGCCATCGCCGCCGGGCTTGGGCTGCCCTACGAGGCGATGACCGGCGACCTGTCGGGAGTGAACTACTCGTCCATTCGCGCCGGCATGGTGGAGTTCCGCCGCCGGCTCGAACAGCTTCAGCACGGCGTGATTGTGCACCAGCTTTGCCGGCCGGTGTGGCAACGCTTCGTGCGCCTCGCCGTGCTGTCGGGAGAACTTCCCGCCCATGACTTCGACGCGAACCCGGCGCCCTACCTGTCCGCGAAGTGGCTCCCGCCGCGGTTCGATTACGTCGATCCCGCGAAGGATATCCGCGCCGAGATCGAGGCCATCAACGCCGGGCTGAAGTCCCGGTCCCAGGCCATCGCCGAGCGCGGCTATGACGCCGAAGAGATCGACGCCGAGATCGCGACCGACCACGAGCGCGAACAGTCGCTCGGGCTGTCCTTCACCGTTCCGTCGGCCGACGTGCCGCCCCAGGCCCCGGATAATCCATGACCCAGGACATCGCCACCATGCGCGCCCTGCTGGCCGACGCCCGCGAACAGCTTGACGCGATCCGCCGTGACTTCAAACGGCAGGCCGACGCGCTGAAAGCCGCGCTCACCCGTTGCCCGGCCGACGTGGTGCCTGCCGTCCTTCGAGAGAGGCACCATGACCGCTGAAACCTACACCCGCGGCCTTGCTTTCGCCCCGTCCACCCTGGACACCGCGGCCCGCACGGTGGAGGTGGTTGCGCTGAGCGGCCCCGCGCCGGTGATCCGCCCCGCGCCCGCGCCCGACGGCACGCGCTCCGCCTGGATTGAAGAACTCGACGCTGCCGGGGCCAACCTGTCGCGCCTGATCGGCGCGCCGGCCCTGAAGGACCACCGCAACGCCGTCGATTCCGCCGTTGGTGTGGTTTCCCAGGCCCGTGCCGAAGGCAACCGGATCGTTGCCGCCGTCGCCTTCGACACCAGCGCACCCGCGTCCGACCTGATCGGCAAGGTTCAGGCCGGTTCCGTCCGCGGCGTGTCGCTCGGCTACTCCATCCAGCGTTGGCACCCGGCCGGCAACCGCAACGGCTTGCCCGTGTTCCGCGCCGTCGCCTGGACCCCGCACGAACTCAGCTTCACCCCCGTCCCGGCCGACGCCGGGGCGACTGTCCGTTCCCATGAGGACCCGATGACCATCGCCACGACCGAGACCACGACCGAGACCCCGGCCGTGGTGACCACCGAGACCCGCACCAGCGAGCCGATGCACACCCGCGCCGCAGTCAACGTCGAAATCCGCAGCATGGCCCGTGTTGCCGGGCTGGGGCAGGATTTCGTTGACGCGCAGATCGACGCGAGCGCGACCATCGAACAGGCTCGCGCCGCTGCCTTCGCTGCGATGGCGCAGCGTTCCGGCGGCCCGATCCGCACCGAACAGACCTACGTTCAGGTGATCGCGGACCACAACGACCCGACTGCGATCCGCTCGGCGATGGCCGACGCGCTGTCGGCCCGGCTGAACCCGGCCGTGAAGCCGGAAGGCCGCGCCCGCGAGTTCATGGGCGTGCGCTTGCTGGACATGGCCCGCGACCTGTCCGCGGCCCGTGGCGAGCGCATGGCCCGCAGCGACGCCGCCGCGGTGGACGCGCTGTTCACCCGCTCCGCGCACAGCACCAGCGACTTCCCCCTGTTGCTGGAAAACGCCGTGAACAAGGCGATGCTGCCCGGCTATGCGTCGGCCGCGCCGACCTACCGGACATGGGCCGCGCAGCGCTCGTTCAATGACTTCCGGCCGCACAAGTTCCTGCGCATCGGCGACTTCCCGTCGCTGAAGGAGATCGGCGAGGGTGGCGAAACTAAGTTCGGCACCGTCTCGGAGAACCGGGAGGAAGTGACCGCGAAGGAGTTCGGCACCGGCATCGCCATCGGCCGCCGCGCGCTCATCAACGACGACCTCGGCGCGCTTCAGAACTTCACGGCCATGATCGGCGTGCGCGTCGCCAGCGACGAAAACGCCATGGCTTACGCCCTGCTGTCGCAGAATCCGACCCTGGCGGATGGGAAGGCCGTCTTCCACACCGGCCACGGCAACAAGGCCGCTTCCGGCGCGGCGCTGGACGTGACCAGCATGGCCGCCGCGGTGAAGGCGCTGCGCTCGCAGACGAGCCTGGATGGCATCAAGCTCAACGTCGCCCCGCGCTATCTGGTGATCGGTCCGGCCCTGGAACTGACCGCCCGGCAGCTTCTCGCGTCCATCGTCGCCAACCAGACCAGCAACGTGAACCCGTGGTCCGGGCTGGTGGAACTGGTGATCGACGCGAACATCACCGGCAACGAATGGTATCTGTTCGCCGACCCGGCGATGGTCCCGAACTTCGTGTTTGGCTACGTCGCGGGCACGTCCGGCCCCGTGGTCCGTTCGGAAATCGACTTCGACACTCGCGCCTTCAAGGTGGCCGTCGGTCTCGACTTCGGCGTTGGCGCCATCGACTTCCGGGGCGCCTACCTGAACGCGGGCGCCTAAGCCATGGCGACGCTTGCCGACATGATCGCGATGCGGGACGCGCTTGAGCGCGCCCGCTACGCCGGCACCCTCAAGGTGAAGTCCGGTGACGATGAAGTCACCTACCGATCCGATGCGGAGATGAAGGCCGCGCTTGCGGACCTCGACGCCAAGATCAACGCGGCAAGCGGCACCACTCCGGTTCGCCAAGTGCGCATTTCCTCTTCGAAAGGTCTCTGAGATGAAGAACTTCATTCAGGCCGGCACCGTGGTCTCTGTGACTGCCCCGGCCACCGTCACGTCCGGCTCTCTGGTCAAGGTGGGTGCCCTGTTCGGCGTTGCCGTGACCGACGCCGCGTCCGGTGCCGCCGTCGAGATTTCCACCGAAGGCGTCTACACGCTGCCGAAGGTGACGACCGACACCATCGCCATTGGCGACAAGCTCTATTGGGACGACACGGCCAAGCTCGTCACCAAGACCGCGACCAACAACACGCTAATCGGCGTGGCCCTGTCTGTCGGCGGCAACCCTTCGGCGACGGTCAACGTCCGCCTGAACGACTGCTTCGGCATCTGATCCCCGCGCGGCGCAGAGCAATGACCACGGCCCTTCATACCGCTGACCACCTCAACCCGACGCGCCGCGCGTCGGCGGTTGGCCGTGCTTTCCCTCAAGGCCAGTCGGCGAGTGCCTTCGTAACCCCGACAGCGCACGGCGGAATGAACTCCCCCGCGCGGTGCGTGTGCGTATCCGTCGCCAACGCGGGGAGGGTGTGACGTGTCCTTTCACGCCCTCCCCGACGCGCTCTTCGCAGACCCGAACGTCGCTGAAGACGCAACGTTCACGCCGGCCGACGGCGTGCCCGCCTCGGTGCGGGTGATCCGCAAAACCGCTTCGGCCGATTTCCGCTTCGACGGCACGACCGTGCGCAGCGACGCCGTGACCTTCAAGCTTCGCGTCGCCGACGTGCCCACGCCGACCGAGGGCGACACAATCACTGACGCCGACGGCGCCGGCTATGTGGTGCAGGGCGCCCCGTCCCGCACCATGCGTGGACTGGTGTGGCTGGTGGAGGCCGTCCCGGCATGAGGCTCGCCGCTGCCCTCGAAGGTAACCTTAAGGACGTGATGGCGAGCGAGATCAAGGCCGCCGAGCGCGCCGTCACGCGCGGACTCACCCGCGCCTCATCCGGGCTTCAGCGCGAACTTCGCGGACAGGCCCGCCGCGCCGCGCTCGGCGTCGGCGTGGAGAAGGCGTGGAGCATGAACCGCTACCCCCGCGCCCGGAACTCCATCAACGCCGCGACGCTCGTCTTCTCGAAGGCGCAGCGCATCCACGACGCTTTCAGCGCCGACCGCACCATCCGGGCACAGAACGGCCGATGGCTGGTGATCCCGCTCGACGCCGCCAAGGCGCGCGGCTGGGATCATTCCCGGCGCATGAGCAAGGGCAACCGCGCGCGCCGCTACGCCGAGACCCAGGCCGCCGAACAGACCCTCGGCGCGCTCGCCTTCGTGCGGCTGGCCGGCGACCGCGCCTTACTCGTCCACCGTGAAGGAAAGGGCAAGCCGACGCCCGTCTTCCTTCTGGTCAAGCAAGTCTCGCTGCGCAAGCGCTTCGACATCAACGAGCCGGCCCGCAAGTGGCACGACCGCGCGCCCGGCTACATCTTGCGCGAATGGGAGCGCGCCACGGCATGACGCACCGAGAACAGATCATGCAGGCCATCGTTGCCGCTCTCGGCGCCATCGGCGCCAAGGTGATCCGCAACGCCGAGGTGCCGACCACGGTGCCGGCCGAAGGGCTCGTAATCTTGCGCGACGGCGACCCCGGCGAGGCTGTGGAAGTGGTGCTTTCGCCGGTTGCCTACACCTTCGACCACCGGGCTGAGATCGAGGTTTACGCCCAGGCTCAGGCGAAGACCGCCCGCGCCGCGACCCTCGACGACCTGATCGCCGCCATCGGCACCGCCCTCGCTGCGGATCGCACCTTCGGCGGATTGGCCGATTGGTCCGCGCCCGGTGGCCCGGCCGTCACCGACACCGGCAGCACCGGCGCGGCATCCGTTGCCAGCGCCGCAATCCCGCTGACCGTCGCCTACACCGTCAACGACCCGCTTTCGTGAGGTTCACCCCATGACCACCAAGGCTTATGGCCGCAACGCGATCCTGTTGGGTGCGTTCGAAACCACGCCCGGCACCGCGCCGGCCGACGGCTATACCCAGCTCCCGTTCGTTTCCTCGACCGTCGGTGGGGAACGCCCGATCATTGCCGCGGACATCCGCAACGGCAGCCGTGAGCCCGTCGCCGGTCTGCCGGGGCACCTCGAAGTGGGTGGCGATGTCGTCGCGCCGCTGTGCGTGAACGCGAGCGGCTTTTGGCTGAAGAGCATCTTCGGCGCCCCGACCACCACCGGCACCGGCCCGTTCACCCATGTCTTCGAATCCGGCGGTTCGCCGGCCCCGGTGACGCTGGAAATCGGGCACCCGGACGTGGGCAAGTTCCGGCGCAACACCTTCCTTGTCGCCGACAAGCTGACCCTGGCGCGCAAGGGCGACGACGCGGCCCAGCTAAATATGACGGTCTCGTTCCGCGGTGCGGATGAAGCCGTCGCCGGCACGACCATCGACAGTGCTCCGGCATCCCTGCCGCTCAAGCGCGTTCCGGTGCTCACCGGCACGGTGACGCTCGACGGTGCTCCGCTCGGTTCCGTGGTGGGTTTCAGCCTCGACTACACGAACGCCGTTTCCGTGGTGCGCGAGTTCGGCCGGATCGACGTGGCCGAGGGGGATGCGACCCTCGCCGGCACGGTGACGATCCGCTTCGACGGCACGACCCTGGAAAGCGTCGCCGGCACCGGCTCGCCGGTGACGATCACGTTCACGCAACAGATCGACGCTTCGAACTGCATCGCCTTCGCAGTGCACGGAACCCTGAACAGCCCAAAGGCCGCCATCGAAGGCCCGGCCGGCATCGAGAAGACGTTCAGCCTGTCCGGCTGTCGGCAGGCGGACGGCGGCCCGATGCTCACGGCCACGCTGGTCAACACCGTCGCGAGCTACTGAGGACCGCCGGCATGATCCGTCTCAACCTCCCCTCGGCTCCCTACGACATCGCCCTTGAGCACGGCGTCACCGTCACGGTGCGCCCGTGTTCCACGGCGATCTATGAGGCCGCCCGCTCGAAGATGTCGCGCCTTGTCCGCGACATCGCCCGGCAGCGCGAGGAAGCCGCCGAAGTCGGCGCCCGCCTCGAAGGACTTCCCGACCTCACCGACGATGACCAGCGCGCGGGGTTCTCCCAAGCGTTGTTCGTCACCGCGCTCGCCCAGGCAGCCGTCACCGCCTGGAGCGGCGTGCTCGACGCCGACGGCAGCCCAGCCCCGGTGAACGACGTCACCGTTGCCGAACTCATGCGTATCCCGGCCATCGCCGAGCGGTTCGCCGTGGAATACACCCGCCCGCACGCCGACTTGGTTGCCGAGGGAAACGGATCAACCGCCGGGCAGAATGGCACCATTCCGGCGGGCGTGAATACTGCGGCCGGTGCGCCGAACAAGACCTCCCCTGTTCCCGAGGCGAACGCGGCGTAGACGGCTGCCTCTGCCCCTACCACGAGCACGCGCCGCGGACCGCCGAGGGCTGGCAGGCGTGGGACGTGGCCGAGCGCTGCGCCGGGCAGGTGCGCACCGCCGGCATGGGGGCGCCCGTCGGCATGGAACTCGGCACCGCCCTGAAGGTGGCCGAGATCGACGGTGCCGACCCGAAGGCGATGGTGTCGCTGATCCCCGCGTATGAGGCCGGCATGGTCGCCGGCATGAGGAAGAAGGCCCATGAGCGACACGAAGAACCTCGCGATCCGGCTTAGCCTCAAGGACGGCGAAGTCGTCAAGAAGGCGCTCGCCGCGCTCGGCGAAGAAGGGCAGCGCGCCCTTCAGCGGATCGAGAAGGCCGGCGAGCCGGCGTCGCGCTCGCTTCTGGCGCTGAACGACGCCTCGCAGAACGTGCGCGGCGGCATGGAAGGGCTCACCGGCCGGCTCGGCCCCATCGGCTCGGCGATGTCGGCAATGGGCACCGGAGGGCTCGCCGCTGCGGCCGGTGTCGCCGCGGTGGGGCTCGCCTTGGCCGCTGCGGTGCAGCGCTCCAAGCAGGCCGCGGAGACATTCGCTGAGATCACCAAGGAGGCCGACCGCATCGGCGTGTCGGTGACGGCGTTCCAAGAGATCGGCTATGCCGCCAAGCAGTCCGGCGTCAACGTCGAACAGCTTGGCGAGGCCATGAAGGAGCTTGCCGGGCGTGCGGCTGACGCCGTTGCTTCCGGCACCGGCGACGCCGCCGAGGGCTTCGCCATGATCGGGCTTTCGACAGATGCGCTGAAGCCGAAGCTTGCCGACACCGATGCCCTGTTCACCGATGTGATTGAGCGCATCGGCCGCTTGAAGACGGCCGGCGAACGGGTGCTCGCCGTCCAACAAATCTTCGGCGACGAGGGTGGGGAACCCCTGCTGGCGCTGATCGCCAAGGGCGCCGACGAATTCGCCCGGATGCGCAAGGAGGCGCACGACCTCGGCATCGTCGTGGACGAGCATATCGTGCGCACCGGCGCCAACGCCGCCAAACAACTCGACGTGCTCGGCAGCGTGATCGACACGCACCTGAACCGCGCCGTCGTGGACCTCGCTCCGGTGCTGGTGCAGATGGCACAGCTTTTCGCCGACATCGCCGCCGCGGTGGCTGACGTGGTTGACGGTTTCCGCGAGTTGGAGAACCGCAGCACCCGCGGCCTACGCTCCCGGCTGGCCGAACTCGAAGGCCAGCGCGGCGCGCTTGTCGCCGAGCATGAGAAGGCGCAGACGGCTCCGCCGCGCACCTTCTACAGCACCGACCCGATCGAGGCGATGCAGCGGGAGGATTGGGACGAGGCGCGCACGAACGCCCTGCCGCCGTCGATTCAAGCGATTGACGCCGAGATCGCCCGGATCAAGGGCATCCTCACCGAGCGCGACAAGCCGGCGCCGACCGCGCCCCGGCTGGCGCCCTACAAGCCCGTTGAGTTGAAGAAGCCGGGTTCCGGTTCCTCTTCAGCCGAGGAAGAGCCTGACCGGGTTGGGGAGTATCTGTCTCAGCTTCGCCAGCAAGTGCAGCTTCAGGGGCTTGAGGAAGAGCAGCGCAAGCGGCTTGAAGCCGTCATCCGGGCGCAGAATCTTGCGATGCAGGACGGCAAGCTTATTACCGAAGAGCAGCGCGCCGAAATCTTCAAGCTCACTGATGCTATCGTCGAGCACGACAGGGCGACCAAGGCCGCAGAGACGGCGCAGCGTGACATGCAGGACGCAACGCGCGAACTCGGCATGACGTTCAGTTCCGCGTTCGAAGACGCGATCATCAGTGGGAAGAATTTCAGCGATGTCCTTCAGGGGCTTGCCCAAGACATTGAACGCCTTCTTCTACGCAAGATGGTTACAGAACCGCTGGTCAATGCGATTGCCGGCGGCTTCGGTGGGGGAGGCTTTGGGGGCGGCATTGGCACGCTCTTCGCCGAACTGATTGGCAGCATCTTCCACGACGGCGGTATCGTCGGCGAATCGGCCGCGCCGGGGCGTCCCGTCCCGGTCTCTCTGTTCGAGGGTGCTCCGCGCTTCCATAGCGGCGGCTTCCCCGGTCTTCGGCCCGATGAAGTGCCCGCGATCTTGCAGAGGGGCGAAGGGGTCTTCACCCGCGAACAGATGGCCGCGCTGGGGGCTTCGGCTTCCGCGTCGTCGGCGAAGGCGCCAGACGTCACCGTCAACGTCATCAACCAGACCGGCCAGCCGGTCAACGCCGAGCGCGGCAACCTCCGCTTCGACGGCGAGCGCTACGTGCTCGACGTGGTGATGCGCGCGGCGAGCCAGCCCGGCCAGTTCCGCGAAGCCATGAAGGGAGCCCTGCGGTGAAGAGCTATCCGACCCTGACCAGCCTGTTCGACAGCGCCAGCTACAGCGAGGGCGTCAAGAAGGGTGCGGTGATGACGCACGCCCAGGGCGGCTACACCTTGACCCGGCCCCGCTACACCCGCCCGCCGCCGCTGACCTATGAGTTCGCCTACCCGGCCATGAGCAACGCCGACAAGCTGGCGTTGGAGAACTTCCATCGGCTCGACGTGCGCGGCGGTTCGGACATGTTCGCATGGACCCGGCCGACTGATGGCGTGACGCGCTACGTTCGGTTCGTGGAAGACGATGGGATGACATTCAAAGCGATCCACCATCGGAAGAACGGTGGATCGCTCGAAATCTGGTGGCGCGTTATGGTGAAGCTCGAAGACTTATAAAAGGAGCCGAATATATGCCGGCGTTATTACAACTCTTCCTTAGGGGGCTTGAAGCTATTCTCGACAACAAAGCGATTTGGCTGTGGACCGGGCCTCGCGCTGTTTGTGTTCTGATTTGGTCTAGCGACCGGCTTTGGAGGAGGTGGAGGAGGCGGATTTTCCGTTTTGTTCGACATGCAAACTCCTTTACTTCGTGTTGATACTTTCCCAGGCAACTTCTAGTGAGAAGATCACAGATATCAAAATTGCCGAAATGGCCAGTAATTTATACAAATTAACACGCTGCAATGCTCTTCGGTCATTTACACGACAGTTATGCGTAGCGGCATTTGCAAGTTCAACGATAAGATTTAATCTTAGGTTTTCTTTAATGCTTCCTTCGCCATACTCACCAGTCTCTTGGCAGAGAAAAATTTTATCATCCTTCACAGATGAAATAATGCCATCGGGGCTACGAATGTGCTGGTAATTTCCTCCGCAAACCAGCTTCCAAGCGTTCCAGAAGGCTAACCCCACAAAATAAACAGAAGAGGCAGTCAACACCCATATCAGTATTGAAAGCTCATCTCTAATTGGCGGAAGTCGCGAAATTACAAAATTAAATCCTGCAAGAATGCCCCCAAACGCAGCAACTATTGCATTCATATTGTTGAGCATTTTGTCCTTTCGGTCGTGCTCAACATCATAGGCTTTCCTGATGAGAGGCTCCAGGTATTCCGCCTCTGTCTTCTTGACTTCTAGCCGCTCCATCAAGGCGGCATCATCCATGGCTTTACCCCTTCTGCTGTGGTGTCGGTGGGATAATACTAAAGAGAGGGGTAACTCACAAGCTTTTGCGTCGGTAGAAGGATGGCGCCCATGAGGCGCCATCCGCGACAAGTAAAGCAGTCGGCGAGGCGCATCTTCCGATGCTATATCTGCTTAATCTTCCGGCCGTGTCGGCAAGCTGTCCATGTCCTGTGGCAAGTCGCCGTCGGGTGCCAGTGCGGCTAGCGCTTCGTCGTCGAGTTCCGACACGTCGATGGTGGCGGGATGATCGGCCCATTCCTGCCATGTGGCCGCCATGGTTTCGACCGCATACCCCCTATCGCTTTCCTGCCAGCGCTCGGACTTCTCGCTGTGATAGAAGGAAATTTCTTCTGCGATTTCGCTGGCGAAGCCCTGCGCTTCCTCGATCACGGCGTTGTAAGCCGCGATGGTTTCAAGCAACGCCGGTTTGAGATCGGCATTATCCTCGAACTTGTTTGCGGCTTCCTCAACTGCCGTCGCCGCTTCACTGATCTTGTTCGAGAGTTCCTGTTGGCGAGTAACCTGCTTCTTCGACAGCTTCATGATAGTTCCTTGTGATCTTCAAATTTTTGATCAACGAACGGGTTTGGATTACCCCAGGACCACCGGAGACGTGTCGATGCCATGAACGATGCGTTCGAGCCGTTCGGCCAGATGGAACGCCGTGCCGATAGAAAGACGGATCGGGTGACGCTCCTCTTCGTTCCCGGTGCCGACGACCACGGTGAGGATCACCGTGTCGTCATGGTTCAGCACGGCGAAGCGCTCCAGCTTGCCGGCAACCTCGCCGCTGAAGCTCTCCGTGTCCGTGGCGCTCATAAGCGTGCGTGCGAGTTCCATCGCCGTATCCGCCGACAGGTGGCAGACGGGCAGACCCCGCCCGGCAAAGTGGAGGTGGTTGTCGTCGAGCCGCACCAGATCGAACACCATCGAGTCCGTGTGGACCGGCAGATTGACGGTAAGCCGCTGATTCATCGCTATTCCCTCTTGCGAAAGTGCCTGTTCAACGATTCTTGAACCTGCTACCATTATGGCATCAGCGCTCTAGCGCATCAGTCCATTAACGCAAGAGTAGACTAATGGCTCAACGAATGTCAATCGCGCTCGTGCCCGAATTGGGGGAGCGTCTACGCAAGCTCGCTAACCGGCAGGGAATCGCGATCACGGCTCTGATTGAGCGCATGGTTGAGAGGGAGGAAGCCGACTTCGCCGACGAGATCGTGAGCAACGGCGGCCTCCCCAACGGCTGGACGGTGGAGGCTCTGGCCGTCGAGAAGGAGCGCATCATCCTCTTCGGGGGCGAAGGTCTTCCCCTGACCGCGCTGACGCTCCCGGAAGCGACCCTTTTGTCGGCCGCCCTGAACGCCGCCGCCGAAGAGAACAAGACGACCATCCTCCCCAAGACGGACCGCGGCAAGCGGCTGATCGAGGTGAAGCGGCAGGGACGCGGCGTGGTGGCGTCGATCGACGGCATCCGCCGCAGCATGACGCCGGTCTTCGCGGCTCACCTTGCGGTCTACATGGATATCCAGATTGACCACGCCCCCACGCTGGAAGACGGTGTAGCAGCACCAGCCGAACCGCCGACCGAGGGGCGAGCGCTTGAGCTTTGGAACGCGCTTCAGCGCTAAGAAAAAAGCCGGCGCTGCAACGCCGGCTTCACACACGAAGGAGAAGTTTCAACAACGGTTCATGACGGGAACAATATAGCATGAATGCCGTCGATTTGTCAGAAAAAAATCAGGATTCGGAAAGCTCTTTTGAGGAAAAATCGGAGCGATTTCCCGATGGTCTGTTGACCGAGATCGTTGAAGAACTCAACAGACAGGATTACAGACATCGCGTAATTGGCAGTGTGCGGCGAAACTTCCCGGAACTATTTTCCTCGCCCTTCGCCGACCTTGAGCGCGATCTTGACATCTTCGTTAAGGGGCTCGGCCCGTCCGGCATCAACATTCATACGGCTAAGGCCGCGGTGCTCGACGCGCAGAAGCACCGGAAACTGCGCAAGAAGGAGCGCGACCGGCGTGAAGCCGAGCGCGCAAGCGAGCGTCCGGCGGGTTGGCAGACCTTCACGATTGTCGAAAGCGAACGCGAAGCCGCCCGCGTCGCCTTGATGGCTTGGCTCACGCCCGCCGACACGCCGTTTAAGCGCCAGCACCAGCACCGCGTTGACGAGTTGACGTTGCTGTGGTGTGCCTGGACGCTTACAAGCCGGCGGCTTGGCCGCGCGCCGAAGCAGCGTGAGTTCGGGGAGACGTTGAAGGAGATCGGCGGCGCCGAGTTCGTGAAGTCCCGGTCCGCGGAACAGAACCGCTTCGAGAAGATGCGGGACACGTTGACCGCGCCCGGTGGTCCCTGGAATGTGTAGCCGGGAAAGTTCTGGTGACGTATTTTGTATCGCCCTTGGCGCGGTCTTCCATAGCCGCGGACATGCTGTGAAAACAGTAACTTATCGCACGTTCCGGGGGAGGTTGCGACCGGAGAGGGTGATACAACATCCGTCACCGTCGCTATAATATAATATACTTTTAAGAAGACTCTTTCGGATACAGATTCACTTATGGCCGCGGTGACGGATTCTGTATCACCCTCTCCGGCCACCAAGCCCCTTCCTGTGATCTGATAAACCCCCGTCCCGGATCGGGGGCTCCGCTCGCTTCGCTCGCGGGCAACGGTTCCGGCTCGCTGCGCTCGCCTTCACCGTCGCCATCGTCTCTTGGCCGGAAGGGGTTCCTGAATGAACCCGTGCCGGACTGTGAGCCCAGGCCCCTATCCGGGTGAAAGAGCGAACCGGATACGTGAGCTTGTTCCGCTCCGGCCCCGCGACATTCCGCCGCGCCGCTCTCCGGAAAGTTCAAGAATGGCTGAACGCCTCCGCAGTGCGCCAGAGAATTGACGCGGCACAACAACAGGATGATCGTCTTCGATCAATCAAAGTTGATTGATAATTAGTCTGCTAGTCGAGCACTGCTACTTTATTGCGATATCGAAATTGTTATGCGAAGATTGCTCATCATCAACTTACGACGACAGGCTTATCATGAACCTACTTCGCGTCTCTGATCTTCAGAAATTCGCCGCCCTTCGCGCGGAGCTTCGCGACGTGGAGACCGTGCCCGGCGAGATGGGTAACGCCTTCCGCGGCGCCCATGACCAGCACGGCGAGGTGATCTTGATCCAGGACGGCGACGGCGGATGGCTCATCGGCGACGGTGTGCGCTTCATCGCGCCGGGTGACGAAATCTGA